ATGGCACCACTGCCATCATTTAACTGTTCTGCATCTAATATGGTATCTGATACTGCACGACGTGCAGCTGATACTCGTACTCGCATTGCTAACTTTTATGTATCTGTATCTGAACTTCAGTTGCAGATGTATGAAGGTGCCGACTGGTACAACACCTACGGTATGGCTATTGGTACAGTTGAGATGGATTACGATTCAAACAACCCACGCATTCGCATTCTTAACCCTTGGGGCGTTTACCCAGAGGTAGATCGCTTTAGTCGCGTAGTATCTTTGACTCAAGTTCTCTCAACAGATACTGAAACTCTTTGTGCTAAGTACCCTGAGTTTGCCGATACAATCCTTGCTAAGAATAACTACCAGCCAGGTAGCCCATACATTACTATGGTTCGCTACCACGACGCTGAGCAAGACTTAATCTTTTTACCTGAGCGCAAGAACCTAACACTTGCACGTACACCAAACCCTATTGGTAAACCACTAGCAGTATTAGTACAGCGTCCATCATTAGACGGACAGCCACGTGGTCAATACGATGATGTGTTAGCAGTACAACTTGCTCGTGCTCGCTTTGCAATCTTACAAATTCAAGCAGCTGAAAAGTCTATCCAAGCACCTATTGCTATCCCACAAGATGTGCAAGAGTTGGCACTTGGACCAGACTCAATTATGCGTTCGTCTCAACCACAAAATATTCGTCGTGTTGGGTTAGACTTACCACCTGGAATATTTACAGAATCAGGGGTGCTAGAACGTGAACTTCGCCTTGGCGCTCGTTACCCTGAAACCAGATCCGGAAATACCACTGCAAGTGTCATTACTGGTCGTGGAGTACAGGAACTACAGGCTGGTTTTGATACACAAATTAAATCCGCACAAGCTCAATTCGCTAGAATGTTTGCTGATCTTATCGGCATCTGCTTTGAAGTAGACGAAAAACTATTTCCAAATGTACAAAAGACAATCAAGGGTTCAGAAGATGGAACACCTTACGTTCTAAAGTACACACCATCTCGTGATATTAAAGGCGAGTACGGCTTAGATGTTCGTTACGGCATTATGTCAGGTATGGACCCATCACGTGCAATCATTGCATTGCTACAGATGCGCTCTGACAAGTTAGTCTCACGTGACTACGTACGTCGTGAGATTCCAATGGACCTTAATGTTTCTCAAGAAGAACAACGTGTAGACATTGAAGAGATGCGTGATGCACTTCGTGTATCTGTTGCTCAATATGCTCAAGCAATTCCAGCCCTTGCTGCGCAAGGACAAGACCCATCACTTATTGTTACTCGTATTGCAGAAGTAATTAAGGGTCGTCAAAAGGGATTGTCTTTAGAGACAATCATAGAAAAAGCATTTGCTCCAGCACCACCACCACCTGTGCCAGATATGGCGATGGCAGGTGGACCACAACTTCCAGCAGTAGGTGCGCCGACCGCTCCTGCCTCGCAGCAACCTCCACAAGAACAAGCTGGTATGGCCCCTGCTGCTGGTCAAAAACCCGATATAGCACAACTACTAGCCGGATTATCCGGCGGCGCAGCATAACCGAAGGAGGTGCAAATATGAATAAAGGATCACACGCTCCAGCTCCAGTACAACCAATTAAGGTTGACACTAAAGCAGGATCAGTAAAAGGTGGCAAGGTTGACTTCGGTTATGCCGGAACTCCAAAGCCAGGCAAAAAGGCAAAGTAATTCTACTGAAAGGTGTACAGGGTGATAAACGATAACGATAAAGTTCCTCGCCCTGTACGCCGGACAGATTTTTTAGTTATCTTTGCTTCTTTTTTATGGAATATAACACAAGTATTTGAATCACTAATGTCAGAAATTTATGAACTATCGATTTACCACGCCAATCATAAAACCAAAGTTAATAAAGCTTGGGAAGATATGGCTAACGATTTAGAAAACTTACAGGAGGACAAATGACAACTGCGCCAATGAATCCATTAGCAGGTGCATCAGGTCCTGGTAAGTACGCTGTACGTAGCGACAAACTATCTATGGGATCTACAGGATACGGTGAAGGTGTTGATACACAGGCTATTAAGTCTGGCGCTCCGCTTGGAACTACTCCTGATGTTAAAGGTCAAGCCCCATCAAAGTTTCGTGAAGATTTAGCAGGGGCGCAATCACCTGTTACAGAATTATTTGCACCAACTAATCGTCCAAATGAACCAATAACATCAGGTATTGATATGGGAGCAGGTCCAGGTGCTAATGCACTAATGATGACTAAGATGACTGCAAAAACATCTGATACATTAGTAAAAATGTTGCAATTTGATACAAGTGGTGAAATAGGAATTCTTTATCAACAAGCTCTAGCGCGAGGTGACTAATGGCTGATAACTTAAAAGCAGCAGCATTTGCCGCTGGTTTAAGTGATGCACAGCGTCGTGAAGTTGAGGCTATTAACAAGACTCTTTCAGTTCATAGAGAACTATCAAATCTTCCTGAAGCAATTGCAGCACAATCATATAATTCAAAAACTCCTTTACAACAAGATGCTCTTAAAAAAGCAGCAGGCGAAGACGCTGCGCCATCTCGTGGATGGTTTGGAACTACTTGGCATTACACGGGTAATCAAGTATTAAAAGCACTTACCGAAGTTGGAGATCTTACTACTCGTCTTTATAGAACTACTGCTATTGCTAATAAGCAAATACCTATTGGAAGTTCTGAATACTACTTACCTAAAAACTGGGGAGTATTAGCAGATGCTTGGGATGTAGCCAATGATAAAGGTGAAAAAGTATTAGACCAAAATCGTATCGAAAAAGCACGCAAACGTTTTGGTGATGCAACAATTAGTGTTGCTATTCGTGTATCTGCTGGAGATTCCTTAGATAAAATTATTACAGATGCAACAGAAGAAGAAAAACAAGTTGCTCGTGTAGCACAAAAAGGTTTTAAGTCAGAAACAATTAACGGTAGTTTGTTTCAAGATGCACTAGATGCAGTTGCAGCAGCCAAGTATTCACCTGGTCGTCAAGTTGCTAACGCTTTATTGCCAGGGCAACTAGAGGGTTCAGGTCTTTTTTACAAGCCTATCTCTGGAACAGTTGATTTAGCATTTCGTGTATTAGCAGATCCAACACTTATACTTGGCAAAGCCAAGCGTGCTTGGGATGCAACAAAATATGCTCTTGATGTTGTCATCGGTAAAAATACAGTTGAAGAAGTATTTACTAATCCTAAAGTTGCAAGTTTTTGGAATACCTACGGTGCTCAAGTAGATGAACTTAAAAAGGCTAAAGATGCTGGAGATACAGTCAAGGCTGTAGCAGCAACTAATCAATTAAAAATTCTTGCTCCTGAGTTTGGACCAGCAGTTGTTAAGTCTTTGGTTGAAGCTGAAGTACCTGTTACTAATGCTTTGACTGCTAAAGCATTTTTTCAGAACGCTAAGCAAACAGATGAAATGATGAAGGGCCAGATTGGTCGCAAGCGTGTGCTTATGCCACGCCTTGATAAGACACGTCAAGCACGTGTAGTTGTTGCTACTACAGCAAACAAAATATTTAACTTAGATCGTATGGGTGCTAAGTTTGTTGACAACCTATTCTTTGGTGTAGCTGCTACAGATGATGGAATTGCACAGCAACTTATTAACGGACAAAAACAAATTGTTGCCGCAGTGCAAGCTGATTCAAAGACCAAAGGCGTTGCTCGTTTTTCAATGGCAATGGTACAAAAACGTTTAGATAAGTTTAAGGCTAAGTTTGAAGCAATCCCATTTTTTGATAGCAATGTTTTAGATGTAACAGCAAAAAATGCACCAAGCAAAATTTATCAACTAGCACGTTTAACATTACCTCAACGTGAGTCTAAGTTGATTGCACAGGCATTTGAAAACTCTGCAGTAGGACGCAAGAAGGAAATCTTCTACGGTTTACAGGGAACCATTCTTGATCTTCGTGGTGCTTCTGCAACAAAAGAAGCCCGTGAAATTGCACAACGTGCTCAAGGAAAAACAAATGCTATGTATGCAGCTCGTAATCCAGATGGTTACAATCCATCAGTATTACCAGATGGTGAATCTATCGGCCTTATTCCATCTGATTTCTCTAACTTTGTAACAACTTTAAGCGTTAAAGATATTGATAGATTAACTGCTCGTAGTGGTTGGATTCAACGCGCTATTGGAATCGGTCATTCTGACTGGGTTGAAAAAATGACTAGCCTTTGGTCTTTTGGAACCCTTGCCGGTCCTCGTTATGCTTTGCGTAATGCAACAGAAGATTTACTTGTCCACCTTGCTATCGGTGAATCTCCTTGGGGATTGATAAAAGGTCGCGCTCTATCAACACGTTTGCGTACAGCACGTGGTGTAGAAAAAGGTTTAACTAGAGTACAGAAATCTTCAGGTAACCCTTTGGGTTCAGTTATTCGTTTTGTTAATAAGAAGGAAGCAGATAACTACGCAGCAGAAATTGCTGCTGCTAATGGTAATATTAAAGTAATTCGTGAAATTACAGCAACTGCTCTTAATGAAGGAAAGATGGCTCGTTTTTATGGACGCGTTGGATTAGGTAAGTTTTCAAAAGAAGACAAAAATCTTTTAGCAGAGCAAATTAGATACGGCGATCTTGACAATGCCCTTATGGATGTTGTCGAGGGTGCCAAAAATGCTTTTACTGGTATTGACCAGTACACAAAGGCTATTGCTATTACACGTAGAAATAAAGTTCGCACAGCAGAACTTCAATACGATATGGGCGCAGGTTTCAAACGCGCTAAAGGAACTAAAGGCTTTGATGAAATTAAGCCAGATGTTGTTAACGAAGGATCTTTAGTTGCTTGGGTTATGCGTATTGGTTACTATGCAAACGATGCTTTAGGTGGCATTGCTATTGCTAACTTGCGTGATGAAAAAACAGCACTTGTTAAGATTATGAAGTGGATGGACGAACATCCAGAGATTATGTCTCAGGCTCGTATGGAAGAACGTGGCATTAGCCAAGCAGAACACGCTAAGCGTTTATACGATTCTGCTAAACAACTCTTTGTTAAGCGTGATGGCGTAACTATTAACGATGATCTTTTATCAAAAGTTCGCACCCTTGGTGATGATGGAGAGTATCGCGTTGCAGGAAAGATAGGTCTTGATGATCTACCTATCAACAATGCAGATATGCCTGATTACATCATTGGACCACAACTTGTATCTATTTCAGACTCTGGTAACTACACATCATCTTTGATGGAGTGGGGGTGGGACTGGTTAGGTAACTCTAATGCCCGTCTATCACGTGAACCTATGGTTCTATCTGAAATGATTAAATTGCGTAAGCAATTCAAAGTATCTGGATTTGATGAAGCATTCATTGCTTCTTACAAAAAAGGGATTACTAGCGAATCAGGTTTAGCCAAAGCAGATATTGTTGCTCGTAAAAAATTAGCAGAGATTGTAGAAGACAGAGCAAGATTACAAATCCTTGCATATGTTGATAATCCTGCAGTACAAACACAGTTTGCTTTTTCAATTCGTAACTTTGCACGTTTTTATCGTGCCACTGAAGACTTTTATCGTCGCTTTTATCGTACAGTACGCTTTAACCCAGAGTCAATTCGTCGTGCATCATTAACATACGAAGGAATTACGCATTCAGGTTGGGTACAAAATGACGATCAAGGTCAACCATATTTTATTTACCCTGGCACAGAGCACGTTTATCGTGTAGTTCAAGGAGTAATGCAAGCATTTGGTGTACCTGCTGAATTTAAGGTACCAATGCCAGTGCAATTTGGAGCACAGATCAAGATGCTTACACCATCTTTGAATCCTGAGTCTATGGTTCCTACATTTGCAGGACCATTATCAGGTATTTCCTTTAAGGTTGCAGCAAACCTAGTTGATATCTTTAATCCAGGTGCAGCAGACACTATTACTAAATACACAATGGGTAAATATGCAATAGATCAATCATTTGTATCGGCATTCTTACCAGCACATATTAACCGTATCTATCAAGCAATGGGTAAAGATGAGCGCGATGGTCAATACGCATCAGCTATGCGTAAGGCTATGACTTATCTTGAAGCATCTGGCAATGGTTTAGAACAAAAGTTTGATGCAGATGGGGTAACTCCAATACCGCCAAGCGTTGGTGATCTTAATGATTACCGTGAACGCTTAAATAACATTACACAGTCTATCTTAGGTCTTCGTGTTGTATATGGATTTGTGGCACCTGCTACAGCATCTATTCAACTTAAGTCTGAAATGTCTGACTGGGTACGTGAGAATGGCAAGGCAAACTTTAAGCAAGTTTGGTACGGCTTGCTTGATAAGACCGGTGATTATGACACTGCTATGAAGGAATGGGTGCGTTTATTCCCAGATCAGATTCCATTTACCATTTCAGAATCAGAGCGTTCAACTGTTGCATACTTCCGCTATGCAGATGAATCAGGTAAATTTGTTGATGAGAATGCAACATTGTTTAAGTCTTACCCACAAGCTGCATCATTCTTAATTCCTCATAAGTCTGGTTACTCTTGGTCTGCTTACAAGACTATGACAGATATGGGACTTCGTCGCAATAAAACAGTATCTGACTTCCTGCGTGAAGTGCAGACTGCTGCAGATATGCAAACATATTATGCCAAAAAGAATGAGTACGAAACAAATTTAGAGGCAGTAGGAACAGACTTTGAACGCAGTCAACTGCGTGATGAGTGGACTGGTTGGGCTACAAACTTCAAGCAATTCCGTCCTTTAGTTCAAGAAGAACTATCACAGGGTGGCAAGAAAGCCGTTGAGCGTATGAAAGCACTCAATGACTTGCAGAAGATGCTTAATGATAATAATGCACGCAAGTCATCTCCTAAGACATTTAATGTTCTTAAGCAGATGTCTGATTTATATACATCATACAAAGAAAATGCAGATGCTCTTGACCAGTTTTCAGGATCTCAAATCTTAAAGGACTCAGAAAAAGAATCAACCACTATTCGTATGCGTGAACTTTCACAATACAACGAGAATACCTTGAGTGCATATAACGTACTCTTCAGCAGATTATTAGGAGATTAAATTGGCACAAGTAACGTTAACGGACTTTCTCAAGAATCTTTATTCTGCCGACGATAAAACACGTTTAGCAATTGCCAACGATCTTAAGAAGGCAGGTTTTCTTAAAGGTACAGCAAGTGGTAAACAACAAGACTTTCTTAAACTACAAAATGCAATCATTGATGCAGAAAAAGAAATTGCTCAGTTAAAGACTGTTGCTGGCGAGATTGATCGTGTAACCTATTACAAGACTCGCAAGGCTGAACCTAAATCTGGTACGGTTGGTGCTGGATCTAGTTTTAGTACTCAAAAAACAACACGAGTAACTAACCCAACTGATGCAACTGCTCTTATCAATAATGTATTTAATGCCAAGTTTGGACGACCAGCAACTGCTGCTGAGATAAAAGAGATTAAGCCTCAACTTGAAAAAGCTGAAAAAGCTGCACCTGTTACAACTAAGTACAAAACAGTCAACAATGTAACAACAGCAGATACTGTGGGTGGAATAGACTCAGAACAGTTTGTTCTTAGTCTTGTTAATAAAAACCCTAAACTTAAACTTGAAGCAAATAAGATTAAGAAGACCGCGCCAGATGTATTACAGCGTGGAGAAGAAAAGAAGATTTACGACGAAGCAATTGTAGGTATGACACCTGCACAGGTTGCTAATTTTAATAAGACATCTAGTTATGGTCGTGGAATAGACAGCACAAAGTCTACTATTGCAGAATATGCTACTCGCGTAGGTGCTGAGTTAGATGATGCAGGTCTTAATCAACTAGCCAAAGAAGTCTACGATGCTTCATTAGAAAACAACACAGTCAAGATACGTGAGTTTGTACGTGGCAAGTTAAATGTTGCGCCAGGTAAAACAGCAAAAGGTGAAGCAGGAAATGCTTTAACAGATCTAAGAAAGACTGCTACTGCTAATGGCCTTGATTTAGATAAGGTATTTGGTTCAAGCCTTGGCTCTTGGATACAAAACATTGATAAGGGCGAATCTATTGATACGTATAAGCGTCTTATTCGTAACACAGCTAAAATTGGTATGCCAGCAAACATTGCATCTATGCTTGATAATGGTGTAGACCTAGAAGCAGTTTACTCACCATACAAAAATATTATGGCATCTGTACTAGAGATAAATCCAGAATCAATTACTCTTAATGATCCAACGTTACGCTCTGCTGTTGCAGGTGATAAAGAACTTCCTATCTATGAATTTCAACGTCAACTTCGCAAAGATACACGTTGGCAATACACCAATCAGGCTAAAGAAGAGACGTCTGATATCGCACTTAAAGTCCTTCGTGACTTTGGATTCCAGGGGTAAATAGATGCCAATTGTAGATATGACACCAGAAGAAATCTTGCTTGCAACAGCAGAACAAATTGCACAAGGACTATCAGGTACAGATAGAACATCAAAACTACTAGGTGAAACATCTGGTGAAGCCAATACTCGTATTACTCAAGGATACAAAGATTTAGTTGCAAAGCCAATCCTTACCCAAGAACTAATAGATGCTAATGCACAAGTTAAGTTTGTACGCCAAGGCGCAGGTGGAATTGGTGAGTACGTAATTGTTACTCCAATCGGAGCTGTTAACTCTTTGGCAATGAAAGCAACTGAGTTTGGCGTTGGAATTATTCCAGCAAACTCCAAGTATATTACTGGCACAACTCTTGGTACGTTCAGCAACGGTGATGGAACTGTTACTAATATTGGTGAAGTTCCTTTTACAACCATTACTCAATCTGGTACAGTAAGTTCTCGCTCTTTTCAAGGGCAAGATGCTTACTATGAAAATAAGGTTGGCAATACTGGTAAGACTCAATCACAGTTAGACCTTGCTGAAGCAAGTGTACAAGCATTAAAGTTTAATCAAGATATTGCTACATTACTAGGTGGAACAGTAGATCCAAAAACAGGTAAAGTAACTGGAGTTGCTGGTAAAACAGTAACATCTGTAACGCCTAATGCTGATGGAACTACAACAATTTTATCAAGTGATGGAACATCAAAAGTTGTTAATAGTCCTGCATCAGCACCAGCACCAACAACACCACTAGCACCAACAACACCACCAGCACCAACAAGCGGCGGTGGCGGTGGTGGCGGTGGTAGTTCAACTACTAAAGGTTTAGTAGTTAACACTCAGAATCAATTTGGTCCAGAAAGCAAAGGTTATGCAGAACGTAAATCTGCATATGATTTACTGTTTGAAGAGTTTAACCAGTATGGCCTTAGTTCATTAGTAACACCATTAAAAGATCTAATTATTTCAGGTGTTTCTCCATCAGAGTTTACTCTTCGCTTACGCGATACAGATGCTTACAAAAAGCGTTTTGCTGCTAATGCCCAACGCATTGCCAAAGGCTTAGGTGTTTTATCTGAGGCGGCATATATTGGCCTTGAAGACCAGTATCAAAATGTTATGCGTAACTACGGCCTACCTGAGTCTTACTACACACGTGGAGATATGGGTCGTCAAGAAGGATTTGAAAAGTTTTTATCTAACGATGTATCTGCAGCAGAACTAGAAGACCGCGTTATGACAGCGCAGCAACGTGTTATCAATTCTAACCCAGAAGTGCTTGCTTCTCTTAAGCAGTTCTACCCAAACATCACTAATGGTGACATTCTTGCTTACACATTAGATCCAACTAAGGCTATAACAGATATCAAACGCAAGGTAACTGCAGCCGAAATTGGTGGAGCAGCAACACAAGCAGGTCTAGGTATTGGTGGAACTCGTGCTGAAGAACTTGGCGCTGCAGGTATTACTAAGCAACAAGCACAACAAGGATTCCAAACAGTTGCAGAAGTTGCACCACGTGGTGGTCAGCTAGCAGCAATTTATGGTGAGTCAGCATACACACAGACAACTGCAGAACAAGAAATATTTGGTCTTGCAGGATCTGTAGATGCAGCCAAGCAACGAAAGAAACTCGTTGGACTTGAAAAGGCTGCATTCTCTGGACAGACCGGAGCAGCACAAGGTGCTCTAGGCCGCGAACGCGCCGGAGCAATATAACAAAGCCTGCCACTAAAACGACTGGTTTAGTGGAGCGACAATAAATCCAGGAGTAGGAGCCATACCGTTTCCCCAAACGAATATGAGGCCTACGTAAATCAAACCAATGATAGGGAGAAGGACTATGTCCAATTACGACTACGAGGATGAAGACGATGATTTTACAACAGAACCGTCTGGCAACGACCTTGTTAAACAACTACGCAAAGCAGCCAAGCAAAAGGATAAAGAAATTGCAGAACTTCGTTCTCAATTCGATGGACTCAGCAAGGCACAGCGTGAACGATCAATTAAGGATGCCCTCGAACGTCGCGGGGTAAATCAGAAGATTGCTTCTTTTATCCCACAGGACATTGACCCAACTGAGGAGTCCGTGTCTAAATGGCTTGAGGATTATGCCGATGTATTCGGTATTGACTTAGGCCAAAACCAGACAACTAATGTAGACCCAGCCGATATTGCTGCATACAAGAAGATGACAGGCGCAACTGATGCTGCTATGTCACCTGAGCGAGGCGCAGATGTTATGACGCGCCTTATGAATGCAAATAGCAAAGAGGATTTGGACGAAATCATTAGGCAGTCTGGACTCTAACCCAAACCACAATCGAAAGGTACAGCTAAATGGCACTTCCATCCGGTAGTCTCACTGGCACTTCCGATATCAGCAATCTCGTACAGTTAGCATACGATCAATATGTTCGTATGGCTCTCCGTAGCATTCCAGTAATGCGTGCGATTGCAGATGTCAAGCCAGTCCAGCAAGCGATGCCTGGTTCATCAGTTGTGTTCTCTATCTATTCAGATCTTGCTAAAGCAACATCTACATTGACAGAAACATCAGATGTATCAAGCATTGCACTAGGTAACCCAAACCAGGTTACAGTAACATTGAACGAATACGGTTCAGCAGTTACAACAACAAAGAAGTTAAACCTAACTTCATTTAACGATGTTGACTCAGCACTTGCTGACATCATCGCTTACAACTCAGCAGATTCTATTGACTCTGTAGTTGCTTCAGTTCTTACAGGTGGCTCAAACGTCATCTACGCAGGAACTGCAACAACAACTAACACAATCACATCAGCAATGACAATTTCTGTTGCCAATATCCGTGAGGCTGTAACACAGCTTCGCACAAACAAGGCTGTGCCACGTATCAATGATTTGTACGCTGCATACCTACACCCACGTCAGGCAGCTGACCTACGCGCTGAATCAGGTACTGGTGGATTCCAGGCCTTGACACAGTACGTAGACCGCACACCATTCGTCGCTGGCGCCGTAGGCGTTATCGAAGGTGCATTTGTAGTTGAGACACCTCGTGTGCCTTTTGCTGCAAACTCAGGATCAGTTAACGTCTATAAGGCAGTTATCGCTGGTCGTGAAGCACTTGCAGAAGCACAGGGTCAAGACATCTCTACCGTTATCGGACCAGAGATCGATGCACTCCGTCGTTTCCGCACAATCGGTTGGTACTATATGGGCGGCTTTGCTCGTCTACGTGAAGCAGCACTTTACCGTGTTGAGTCAGCTTCATCAATTAACTAATAATTGATTGACTGCAGGGCAGGAACGCAGCACGTGCCTCCTGCCTTGTGGTCAATTCATTAAGGAGAGTAATGCCTTATCAACTAACAACACCTTGGCAAAATGAAACATATTGCGATAGTACCTATTTTAATATGTATGCACGCCTTGCTGGTCGTCCACTTGCAGGTGGCTCATACACAGGTGCAATCCCATCTTTCTTAACTGATGTACCACGTGGTGTGACATTGCTTGTCAATGGAACTGTTGTCACTGAGAACAGAACTCCATACCAAGATGACCTTGCTGATGCAGACGTTTACTATCTAGGTGGGCATTCATACACACTAGATGATGCAGCAGCGCAGATACTTATTAACGCTGGATACAGC